TTCGAATAAATTGTCATCCAGTCTATGGATGGCACGCTACGCAAACACATCGAGTTATCGCCGCTCACAGAAGAAACGCCGCTTCAGGAAGAGGACTCGTGGGAAGTTTTCTCTGAAGAGGACAGTGAAGAGGATATTGAACAAGACAACAGAGACGAAGTACTTCGATATAGCAAGCGAAAATTCACAACTCTACCATAATGTCGGGATGTCAGGAGGAATCGTTAATCCGACTACTATTTTTTCTAATCCTACTTTCTTTAATCCGTGGAGTGATATACCTCCGGGCACTGGTCGTGCGAACCGAGTAGGAGACAAAATCACGCCTCTTAGCATGAGCTTAAAGCTCTGGATTGCAAATAAAAAAGATCGTTTCAATGTAATGTATCGTGTTATTATTGCACGCATGCCGAAGGCGATTGGAGGAACACTTACTACATCAAGCAACGTAGACATATTTCAAGCTGCACAACTAGGAGCCAGTGGCAACAATATGATTTTACCTGTAGATCATGACAAGGGCATCAAGCCCTATTACGATCGCACATTTACCATTTATAATTCCGCTAATTGGATAGACTCAAATAGCCAAAAGGAAAAGGCAAGACTTATCAAGATCAAGATCAAACGCAAGAAGGCTAGCAACATCGTTTTTGATTCAGTATCACAGAACATAGTAAATAGCCCACTAGCACTGTATGTTATTCCATATGATGCTTATGGCACATTGGAAACCGACAACATCGCATCATACTCATTCCACACACGTATGTATTATAAGGATGTCTAGATTAGAGGCTTCTCAGATCAATTGATGCCGCGCACCGCGAGAGGCTCGTGTGAGCCTATCTTCTCATCCCGCCGAAGGCGGGATGAGTCATGTCCCTGATCCAAAGTGGGGTTTTAGTATTACCCCCACTTTGGATCAAGGATCAAGAAAAAAAATCTTTTTTTCCCGCTCAAATTTCAAATTTGTGTTTTTGCGGGGAGCACAAACAAATCCAAATTTTTCAATAAAAACTCCAAACCAAAAAACTGTGTCAATCCAAAGCATGCCTGCCACGCGCAACACGCAAACCAAATATTGGTGCTTCACCTCGTTCGAGACTGAAGAACCGCCCTACCTTGACTCTATGACCTACCTCATTTGTGGTCGTGAGACCTGCCCCGATACGGGCAACAAGCACTGGCAGTGCTACACCGAACTCAAGACCAAGCAACGCCTTTCCTTCTGGAAGAAAGAACCTTACTACAAGGACATTCACTTTGAACCGCGGAAGGGCACCGCCCTTGAAGCTTCCGACTACTGCAAGAAGGAGGATCCTAACCCTATCATTCATGGTAACATCAGCAAAGGTCAAGGCGAACGCAATGACATCAACGATGCCGTCGCTGCTATGCAGGGCGGCAAGACTCTCAACGAACTAATGCTTGACCCTGATTATATGCAGGCCGTCGCAAGGCACATGCAGTACTTTCGTTCCGCATGGAATATGATCCTCTCGACGAAGACTATGAAGGAGCTGCGCGACATCTACTCGACCGCTGTTTTCCGCCCTTGGCAGGAAGAGCTGCTTTCCTATCTCAGCGCCCCCGTTCACCCACGCCAGGTCCTCTGGTATGTGGACGAGACTGGGAACCAGGGCAAGAGCTGGATGGCCAACTACCTTTCGACCACTGGAGCCTTCATTGTGACTAATGGCAAGCTTCAGGACATTGCCTTTGCTTACAACAACGAGACTACTATTATCTTCGACCTCGCTCGCACTAAAGTAGACAAGATGGACCACATCTACGAACTCATGGAGTGCTTTAAGAATGGCCGCATATTTTCTGCTAAATATGAGAGCGCTTCTAAGACTTTTCCCGCCTGCCACGTAGTGGCTTTTGCTAACTTCATACCTGATCATAGCAAGCTCAGCCAGGACCGCTGGCTAGTTAAGACTTTGTAAATTTGGTTTCGAATAAATTGTCATCCAGTCTATGGATGGCACGCTACGCAAACACATCGAGTTATCGCCGCTCACAGAAGAAACGCCGCTTCAGGAAGAGGACTCGTGGGAAGTTTTCTC